CTGTGTCAGAATTCTTGCAAAAACATGTGATGATGGCGGCTTACATGCGATGGGTAGCACCAGAGTATAAGGCCGAATTACGTCACTGCTTAATGCAAGTATTTAAACAGACCGGGGTCACAGCCAATGGAGTCAAATTTGAACCGGGTTATGGGACACGTAGTGGAAGCCCGCAAACAACGGATGGAAATACCATGATATGTGCTTACGTGGTATATTGTTCCCTAAGAAATTTGGGACACTCTGCTAGCGCCGCGGCCAAGGGAATAGGGTTGGTGTATGGAGATGATGGAGCCCAACCTAATATCCCAGGCCTTGCTGAACAACTGCAATCAACATCAGAGAAGTTGGGCCTGACCATCAAGATGTCCATCGTAGGGGCCGGAGAGCCTTTGCCTTATTTAGGCAGGTACTTCGTTGACCCTCTAACTTCAAAGGACAGCTTTCAGGACCCAATGCGCACATTGTCCAAACTACACATTTCAGCTAACAAGTCTGTAACACCAGCCCAAGCCTTGGCAAACAAAGCTCACGGGTATTGTGTGACGGACCGGATGACTCCAATAATCGGAACTTGGTCGCGGAAGGTGATCGAGTTGACTGGTTTGAGCCCGAAAGGGCTGTTGAGGGAGGAGCAGCACAAGATGTCTAATGCCTGGCCACAAACGGATAGAGAAGCAATATCCCGAGCCATGGCACAAGTACTCAAAATCGACCAGGCCGAGCTTGAAGCTCTGGATGCAAAGGTCGCTAAGTGCACAGCGTTGGATCAGCTACCAGTGTTGTTCGAAACCACGCTAAAGGTGGAAATACCAGCAGTGTACGGACATACTATAGTTGAGCCCACGCCTCATAATAAACCGAAAGGAGATGCCCTTGACAACGAACCAGGAACAGCTCAGGGAGAGCTACGAAATATGGAGACTAACCGCACAAGCCAGCCTGCGAAAACTGGCAAAAGACCTCCACCAAAAACAGCAGCTGTACCAGCGCAAGTTCCGCGACAGCGGAATGCACCTGGCGGCGCCCGACCAGGAACTGCTACTGCAGTTGGTGAAACAACTGGGCAGGGAAATAGCCATCGAGGTAGATGGCGAAAACCTCAGCAGCGTGGTGGTAGACGTGTAGTTAATGATAGGGGGGTTACAACAAACACCCAG